CCTGGATGTTACGGGATTGCTTGCAAAGCGTGAGCTTGAGTCCCAACAGGGTAGGAGAAAGGCCACCGTAGGATGGCTTGGCAAGACTACTGACGAGCAGATTGATTACGATGACCGCATGTAACTTAACTAGGAGTTTCTGTCATGGCAAAGAAAGTTGAAAAGATCATTCTTACTCCCAGCAAGGCTCGTGATCTCAAGATCGGTGGTAAGGTCCGCCGCGTTTGGGCACGCTTGTTGAAGGCTGGTGAAGCCGAGGGGATCGACCGAGACAAGATCGAAGCCTTTGTGTCGAGTGGAGGTCTGTATGCTGACGAGGAGCAGCGTAAGCAGATTGCTCGTGATCTGGGGATCGATCCCGACTCGATTATTGCATTTCTTGAGGCGCTCGCCCCGTTTATTTTGGAAATGATGGCGGCCTGCTCCTAGCCACACTTCTTTACCTACCCTCGCTCCAAGGAGTCTTTCAATGCTTCGAGCTAGTCATTGGTTATTGTTGCTGGTTGTCTTGCTTTCTTTCTTTCTTGGCACTGCCGCAGCCGTAGAGGCTATCTTCGAGCGTCCCACGGCTAGCATTGCAGTTGACAAGGAGTCTGTTACCAAGGGGGCAGAGGTTAATGTAACTTGGAAGGGGGCAAATGGCACTGCAACTCTGAACGGAGAAACCGTTGCTCTTACTGGAACGAAGGTATTTACTATCGAGGAGGATACCTCGTTCACCCTGAAGGTTGCTAAACGGAGACGTGCTGCGCAAGATACCGTTACCGTCGAGATTGCTGAGACACCAGCGCCTACGCCTGAACCTGAACCCGAGCCTACTCCTGTTCCTGGATTCTCGTTGTCGGCTGTAGGAATTGGTAGCGCTTTTGATATTGACGATACCTTAAGCGCTGCAAGCCGTGACCACGAAATCGGAGAATTTCTGAAAAGCCAGAATGGAGACTGGTGCCTCATTACGGATGAGATTCTAGCAGAGGAGCACTCCTCAGCTTTGGATAAGTGGGTAGCCTATCTTGCAACGACTGGTAAGAAGAAGCCTGCTGTGATCTGGCACAACCAAGGAAAGATTTTAGGTACAGATGAGGTTGCTGGCAAGACGAAAGCGGAGATTTTGGAACTTGCCAAATCTCGCGTACCAGCGACTCGCTCCAAAGTCGTTATTCAAGGGGTAGTCCGAGAGCTTGGATTGCTACCACCGAAGAGAGGCGCTAAATTTGCAGGCCCTAGCGTCACAAAGATCCTGAAGCCTCTTGCTGCTTCGGATTGCCCTAGTGTGGATTTGCGTAGCCAGGTGCTCTACTATAAGAACCAGACAGGAGGGACTTGTGTCCTAAACGCTTTTGCCGGAGCCTGCGAATCGGCTATCTACGTTGCCTATGGGGCAAAGAATGTTCAAGAGTTTAGTCCCTACTTCTTGTCGAATATCGTCAACGGCTACAACGGAGCTTACGCTGCGGAAGCTGCTGAAACGATTATGAAGTACGGAAATCTCCCTTTTAAGGACGTTGCCCCCTACGCGAAGAATCCTAGTGGATGGCAGAGTAAGGCAGCGAAGTTTCGTTGTCTTGCCGTGTATGGCCCTCCTGCTAACGATTCACCCGGCTATCTGCGCGCAGCATTGAATCGTGGCTACATTGTCTGCGCTGGGATCAGCGTAGGAAGTGGATTTAACCCTGACTCGGAAGGCTATATTAGCTACGCTCGTGGTGCCGGACGCTATGTCAACCACGAGATCCGGGTAGTTGCTTGGGATCAGGAAAAGAAGCGTTTTGGTATCGCCAACTCTTGGGGTAAGGCTTGGGGTATTGACGGATTTGCCTGGTTGGATGAAAAGTTCTTCCAGGCGGATACTGATATGTGGGTTGTCGTTGGCATGGTTGCCTCCGATGTGTATAAGTTCCCCTCGCCTGTTCTCGAAGGAAGTCGGAGTCTTGGAAAAAGCCTGTTGACAATTCCTGTCGAAGCAGAGATTGTGGAAGATCCTTGTCCTGGAGGAATCTGCCCGCGTAACGTACAGTCTCCTTGTGCGAGCGGCAAGTGTGGACAACCTACTCAAGCACCTATGCAAACCCCTGTCTATCGTTGGCGTCCATTTAGGCGCTAATTTCCAATTACGTTTTGGCTAGCAGATTACCTTGGGACCGGGACCGGAACATGCAACGCATTAGCATTCACTATGCCGAGGCTCGCGGCTTGATTGAGGATGCAGATGTTTTGCTGTTCCGGTCCCGTGGGGGGATCTGGGGCCTGATTGCAAAGGTGGGTCGAAGTGAGTTTACTCACGTAGGAGTTGCTGGATGGTGGCATAATCGAGTCATGCTACTCGAAATGACCAATAAAGGAGGTAGAGCAACACTCCTATCTAACACGATAAAAGAGTGGCCTGGAATTGTGGATGTGTATCGACTACGACGCTCGACGGATACTACTCAAAACAACTTTCAAGAGGGCGTTATATCCGCGATGCTTGAGATAACCAACAAGCGCTATGGAAAATGGCACTTGCTCAAGACAAGTTTGTATCATACTCCATTCATCCGACTACTCATGAAACCAAAGCAGAATGACAAGCTGGTATGCCAAGGGATGCCTTTCTGCTCGGAGGTAGTAAGCCGTGCCTATCGTAGGGCTGGCTTTGATCTGGTTCCTAACCTGGCCGATTGTGTAACAGAACCGGCCGATATTGCCCGTAGCGCGCTCCTCTCTTACCAGTTTACATTGGTGTAGCATGGGACGACTCCTCAACAGAAAGCTCAATCAGACGGTCGTGTATTGGGCGCCTAAGTCAATTGATGAATTTGGGCAGCGGACTTTTGAGAGTCCCATTGAGGTGACTTGCCGCTGCGAGGAGGGTCAGTTTCTCTCTGTAGACTCGCAGGGTAAGGAGTTTAGCGCGAGATTCCAACTGCTGTCCTCTATAGAGTTGCAGCGCGAAGGGTGGATCTATACGGGCACTTTGGCGGAAGCTGGTAACACTTCTCCTCAAGAACTAGGCGGGGCAGAAATAGTCCAGGTAAGTTCAGCTAAGAATGTGAAAGGTTCGGACACTGTCTACACAATCTTGGCAGGAAAGTAATACTTTATGGAAATTAAAGGACTTACTGGACTCCGAAAGCGCTTAGAATCCTTAGAGGATAAGCACGCGCGTGGCTACGAGGTTGGGTCGAAGCTGGCCGGACTAGCTCTACTTAGAGCAAGTCAAGAACTTGTCCCAGTACAAACCGGCAACCTCCGTAACTCAGGGAGGGTTCAAAGCTCGGGGAGTGGATTTCAGACGATTACGGAGGTTGGTTACTTTGGTGTCAATTACGCGGTGAAGGTCCACGAGGATCTGGAAGCTCGCCACGCTCCTGGTAAACAAGCGAAGTTCCTAGAGCAGCCTGCCAGAGAAATGCGACAGCAGCTTATCGACATTATTGTGAAGCATACAAAGGCCGGACAATGACTTTCCATCGTGACTCGATCTCCGCTGCGGAAGTAGTTGCGGCTTATCTCCGTACTCGTGAGGCAGCTAATGGTACAAATTGGCCTGTTTACGTTGGAACAACTCCTGCAAGCAAGCTGAAGACGATTACCGTTTATGACACCCCAGGTAGGATCGATGGGCAATCCCTGCATGATGGAGAGATATATGAGCACAACGGAATCCAAGTCAAGATAGAAGGGCAGACTCATCCTATTGCCTACGAGAAGGCACAATCACTCCTCTCGGCACTGGTGGCTGTTGCCAATGCGACTGTCCGGAAGAACGACCTTACCTACACAATTCACAGTGCTACAGCAACCTCCTCGATACTTACTCTAGGACAAGGCGGGGCGAACAGAGGCGCGGGATTCACTTTCAATTTAGTTGTTTCTCTTTCTCAGACTTAGCGTAGCAACAGGAGAGTAAGGATGCCCCCAGGAACTGAAGAAGCTATCAAGGCTGCGACAACAAGAGGGTGGGAAGCTGCTATGGTTGCTGTTATCATGATTGCCTTTATGATTGCGTTTTCTTGGATAGCCAAAACTTGGTTTATCCGAGAGGAGCGCATGGCAAAAAGGATCGACGTACTTGAGGACTTCATCCGAACAGAGTTGAAAGAGCTTGCTGTAAGTTGCCGTGCTAGCTTGGACGCGAATACACAGGCAATGTCGAACTTGATGGCAGTATTCCATCAGCGACCTTGCTTCTTTAGCGATGACAGGCAGGAGACTCTAGTAAAGCGCATTGCTGAGGAGACTGCTGAAAAAGCCTACGAGGTATCTCACAAGAACCCAAGATAAGTTTCTCCACCTCAGTGATCGGCAAGGGGAACCAATGGCCACCTACTACTACATCCCGGCAACCGGCAACGTGGACGACGCGAACGCCTGGGCCACCAACGCTGGCGGGCCTGGCGACACAACCGCTACCGATCGTGGCGATGGTGTTTACATTGTAGGGGCCGCCGGGAACACGCTAGACCTTAACGGGCACGGCGTGACGATGAACCGCGCCATCCAGGCGGCGTTGCTCCAGGCAATCACGGGAACGCTGACCGTTTCGGGAACGCGCGCCATCTATGGCGACGTGACCTACAACGGTACGTCTACGTCTGGAATGATTCAGGCGGGCGCGAGCACCAACCTCACGATCTACGGAAAAGCAAAAGCCGCTGCCGCCGGGTATTTGTTTGTGGCATCCTCCAGTACGGCAACGCTGGCGATCGCCAATGCTGGCGGCACCGCTGTGGAAAACCAGGCCGCTGGGCGGGTCATCTCCGCGAACAATCCCATCGGCCCAACCACCATCACCGGTGCGGTGCTCAATTCCAGTTCTGGCTACGCAATTTATCTGGGTGGTGGCCAGCCGACGACCATCATCGGAAATTGCACCAACAGCGGGTCTGGAGCGTGTGTGTTCAACACCAGCAACGGAGCGGGAGCAATCACCGGAGACATCAGCGTTACCGGAACCGGGTACGGCCTGCGCACGAACGTTGGAACGGGGAGCGTCTGGACTATCGACGGTGATTTGGATTCGGGCATAGTTGGCGGGACGGCTATTCTCATGGAGGCAGCGGGAACTACAGTAGTGTGGATCAACGCCAGGACGCTCGCTGCCGGCAAGGACTGCTGCATCAGGATGGACGGTGGCACGCTCGCGCTGGCCAACGCCTCAGGTGCATTGTCTCTGGCGTGTAGTGGGCATTTTGGAATCTACAAGCGCGGCGGAACGCTGGTCACGTCTGCGTCAGGCAACACGGCGGCAATTGTCAGGCAAATTGCTGCGGCCGGTGTGGTTGGTATCGGCTGCCAGGCTCCCATTGCCGCTATCACGACTGGGCCAACATTGCCAGAGGCGAAGAACGTATATCGCGGCGCAACGCAGTTCGGTTACGCTGGCGCGTTGGTAACTCCGCTCGGCCCGCGACCAAGAGCGTTAGCGGGCAGCCTATCAGGGGGTGTAGCATGAGCAAAAACCTTTTCCGCGCCAGCACGCCTAAGCCCATCTTCATCCGCTTTGAGGAGTACAATGAGACCACCGGACAGTGGGACGCTTCTTACGGCGGTTGGTCTATGCTCGAAGGGCTTGAGACCGACGTTAGAACGCCTCAGGAGGGAAACAACGACGACCTAAGCGAGATTCAGGAAATCAAGGTCGTTGGTTACGGGACGTACACGCTGACGATGCCGAACTCCGTAGAGACAGCGACCATCAATACCACTGATGAATTGTGGCAGATCCAAGAGAAGGTGCGAAATGCTGGGTGGGACGCCGTTACAGTGGCGGCGGCTGTTACGGAAGGCTGGTCATACACGCTTAACTTCAATGATACGGCCAACGTCGCGCAAGTCACGGTCAACGTTATCGAAGGATCTCGGCTATCGTCAGATGACGGAACATTCGCGCTCGCTTACAAGGCAGACGTGGATGCGGGGCCAACGTCGATTACCGAGTTCACGACTGCGCCTCCAGGTGAGTACCAAGACCCAGGAGATGGCTTTGTCGGGATCTGCCTCTACGATGAGTTCCCCGGTGTCCTTCAGTTGAACCTCCCATCCTCGGCATTCGGAGTTACAGGCGCGTCTTCGCTCCTGGTATACGCTAGCAACAGCGGGTGGACGAAGACATACCAGTCGTCTCCAGTAGAGGTGCAATTGGACGCTCCGGTTGGTGCGTTGCCAGCAGACTACGACGCAGCGAAGACAGCCGCACCAGCGGGAACGGCGCTAAATACAGGGACCTGGACAGCAGCGAGGGCCGCATACCTTGACAATCTGAACGTTGGTGGTGCTGTTGCTTCATCGGCTGAAGCAGTAGCAATACAGAACAACACGCGAGCGGTGCGCGTGGTTCCACCGCAGATGGTAAGACCTTCAACATCCTCGACTGTCTATCGAATCGAACTGTTGCTGTACGACGCAGTAGGGAACATGGAAGCGCCGGACTCTGCTCCCACTATCGGGGTTGTGAACAACGCAGGTACAAGCA